GGGGGGGGGGGGGGGGGGGGGGGGGGGGGGGACTTATTGCATGGTGGGGGTAGGGGTGGGGGTGGGGGTATGCATCCTGTCGGGTTTGGGTGGCGGGGGGGGTATGGTATGGTCCCTTCCCCTGGTTTTCGTGACAAGATCGGGAAAAGTTGGTGGGGGTATGGTATCGTCACATGGGGGTGAGTGAATGGAGCAACTACCGATTGTGAAGATTGTGATTGAGCCGGTTCCGCAGGAGCCGGTGGATCCGCATGCGGGAAAAAAGAGTGAGGTAATGAAGCCTGTGGTGAAGGCGGCGACTGGGGAGAAGACGGTCACGCTCCACGATATTTTGGGTGGGCATTAGCGATGGCGAAAAAATTACCAAAAACCGGCAATATTGTTGGAAGATTCATGCGAACCTCTGGACAAGTGGAGCGAGAGATTAATCGTCCGAGTCGGGGGTTACGTCGGACGGGGACGAAGATTTCGAAACCGGCGTCTGGGACGCGGAAGGGTGGCCCTGGATCGGCGCGAAGTGAGCACAAGAACCGTGTGGCGCGTGCGCGAGGCACGACGGGGCGTCCTGGTATTTACCGGTAGGATGCGATGAGTTCGTCTCCTGACGAGACGTTATCGGCGATTGCGGCGTTACGAGCGGATCGGGAGTCTGGGAAGTTTTTCACGTATTTCCCGGATTGCACGTCGGCGTGTGACGAGGCGTCGTTTCGGGCGGAAGATCATACGGGGATGTGTCGGGCGTTGTATCGCAAGCATCTGGCCTTTTTTTCGTCTCAGGCTCGAGAGCGGTTAATGATTGCGGCGAACCGGATTGGGAAGACCCAGGCGGGGGCGTATGAGACGACGGCGCATTTAACGGGCATTTATCCTTCGTGGTGGGCGGGGCGTCAGTTTGAGCATCCGGTCTCATGGTGGGCGGTGGGTGACACATCGAAGACGGTGCGTGACATTGGGCAATTGGAGTTAATGGGGCCGATGAATGCGATCGGGTCTGGGTTTATTCCGAGGCATTTAATTGAGCATTTTTCTCGAAAGCCTGGGGTCACGGATGCGATTGAGACGGTGTGGGTGAAGCATGTGGAGCGTGAGCATGGAGCGCCGTGTGTCTCGGAATTGGGGCTGAAGAGTTATGACCAGCGTCGCGAGGCGTTTCAGGGGACGCGGAAGCACGGGGTCTGGTTGGACGAAGAGCCTCCGGATGACATTTACGTGGAGTGTCTGCTTCGCACGGCGCAGACCTCTGATTTTTCGGGCGGGATGTTGATGTTGACGTTTACGCCGTTGCAGGGGTTAACGCCGTTGGTGTTGGAGTTTCTTCCTGGGGGGCGACTTCCGGAAGATGGGGTGACGCCGATTATTGAGGGGGAGACTCCTCTTCTCGAAAGGACAGATGATGAAAGCATGGTGGAAGTCGAAGACCTTCTGGCTTAATTTAGCGACGTTGGGGGTCGCCTCTGCGGTGGAGCAACCGAATCCTGAAGCGCTGGGACAGGTGTTAGCGGTGGCGAACATTGTGTTGCGTTTTTTCACGCACCAGCCGTTGGGTGGTGGTTCGAGTAGCTGATGGCGAAGTTCGTCGTCATGGCGGATTGGGATGATGTCCCTCATCTGTCACAATCGGAAAAAGACGAGTTAATTGCGTCGATCCCCCCTCATCAGCGTGAGGCCCGTACGAAGGGCGTCCCGCAGTTGGGCTCGGGGGCGATTTTCCCGGTCCCTGAGACGGACATTCTGGTGGAGGATTTCGAGCTTCCCGCGCACTATACGCGTGGGTATGGGTTGGATGTGGGGTGGAATTGCACGGCGGCGGTCTGGATTGCCCATGATCGGGAGACGAACATTCGCTATGTGTATGCGGTGCATAAGCGTGGGGAAGCGGAACCGAGTGTGCATGCGGATGCGATTCGGGCGCGAGGGATGTGGATTCCCGGACGGATTGACCCGGCGTCTCGTGGGCGCAGTCAGAATGACGGACGGCAACTGATTCAGGATTACGTGGACATGGGGTTATTTCTCGACGTGGCCCCGAATGCGGTGGAGTCGGGTCTCTTTGAAGTCTGGCGGTTATTGAGCACGGGACAGTTGAAGGTCTTTGCGTCGTGTAAGGCGTGGGTGGAGGAGTTCCGGTTATATCGTCGGGATCTCAAGGGACGGATTGTGAAGCAGAACGACCACTTGATGGATGCGACGCGGTATGCGATTTTGTCGGGAGTGCAATGGTTATCGACGGAACCGTTGCAGGAGGAAGAACCTGCTATGCGTTATTTCTTCATGCACCATGATTCGGGGGGGTGGATGCACTAATGGCATATCGATCGAGATTTGGCACGATGGCGGGGTTATCTCAGGATCCACGGGGCGTGATGCGTGACCGGGGACAGCTTCCGGTGCGTCAGCAGGTGGCCCCTGCGGTGCCTAGTCCGGATCCGAATCGGATGAGAGATTTAGCGACACACCCGTATGAGGAGATTCAATTTGACCGGTATACGGGACAGCAACCTCCTCGTGATCCCTTCGCGTATCCTCCGGTGGAAGAGAGTTTGAATCAGGAGAAGTATGCCCCGAATCTTCCGATGGATGTCTATCAGCGAGAGTGGCGCAGTTCGCCTGATCCGCGTCAGAACGAAGTGCAGATCAGGGAGGCTCAGGAGATTGTGTATGAGCGGTATCCGACGCTTCGCGAGTATGACATTCGCGTGCGCGATCGGCGACGTGACCAGACTGTCCCAAATTATGTGAAAGGTTCCTTGGAATTTCTGGGGCGCGAAGAATCTGGCCCACCGGACGCAAGGCGTCCTGAGTCTGATAAATCGACGGAGGGGTTTTATGCGGGGGGGTATCACCCTACGATTGAACTGTATGAACGAGTGGAATCAGAGGATCTTCCGAAGGCGTTATTCGGAGACATGCTGCATCATTTAAGTGATGAGGGGGAAACCCGTGGGGTGGCTCCTGAGTTCCAGAAGCTCTTAGGTGAGATTGATGAGTCGATGACGGACAGGCAAAAAGCGTTTGAGAGACAGGTCTACGAACGTCAATATCCAGACGGGGAGAGACCATTCGATAACTGGTGGAAATACAGCGGTCGCGATGCATTTGTGCGGGGGTATTTAGCCCCTGACAAGCGCGATGAAATGCGTCGTCATGATGTGTATACGGATAAACAGCGTTCGATTCTGGAGAAGATGGACACGTTATTACGAGGGCAATAAGACGTAATGGGAAACGAACAACTTATACTGGAGCGCGGGGCGTTTGTTGATGCGGCGGTCACGACGTTGTTACATCAGGTGGATCTTCCGACCTTATTAGCGATGGTGGCGGGAGGCGAGGATGAGTTTATTTCCCACGCGAGGGAACACTGGACGGGGCATGGCTTTACCCATGAAGAGTATCGGCACGCGTTTAGATTGCTTGTGAAGCGAGCAGAACAAGTGTCACCAACTGTGAGGCAGTAATGGCAGATCCAACTGGTGGTGGATATCAACGCGTCGTTGAAGAGGTCGATGTTGAAGAGACGGTCGATCCCGCAACGGAACAACGAGAAACGGTTGATCAGTTTCTTCGACTGGCGCAGGAGCGGTTCCGGACGATTAGTGATGCGGAGTCGGAGTTGCGTCAAAAGATGCTCGAAGACTTGCGGTTCCGTGCCTCTGAGCAGTGGCCTGAGCATGTTCGGTCTCAGCGAGAACAAGACCAACGTCCGTGTTTGACCATTAATCGCCTTCCTCAATTTATTCGTCAGGTGACGAACAACCAGCGTGCGTCGCGTCCAGCGGTGGCTGTCAGTCCGACCGGAGATGAGGGCGATCCGGATATTGCTGAGGTATTTCAGGGGCTCGTGCGTCACATCGAAGTTAAGAGCGATGCGGATGTCGCCTATACCACGGCTGGTGAGCATCAAGTCACGATGGGACGTGGGTATGTGCGTGTCATTACGGATTACATTGATGATGATCCCACCCGTTTAGACCAAGAAATCAAGGTGCAACGGGTTCAGAATCCCTTTTCGGTCTATGTGGATCCTGCGTCACAGAACCCTGATGGGTCAGATGCCCGATATGCCTTTGTGGTTGAGGATATCCCGGTAGAGGAATATCGCTGGCGCTACCCACGATCGGCCATGGCGGCGTTATCAGAGTTCACGTCAACGGGAAATGCGGTTGAAGAGTGGATGCCAGAGGGCAGCGTGCGTGTGGCGGAGTATTTTTACCTTGAAGAAGAGAAGCAACAGATGGCGTTGGTGGAAACCATGGAGGGGGAGCGCGTCAGAATTCCCCGATCATCCTTGCCGTCAGACCCGGAAGAGCTTGAGTCATTGACCATCGTTGCTGAACGCGAAGTCGTGTTGCGAAAAGTGCGGTGGGCGTTGATTAATGCGGTGGAAATCCTCGAGGGCAGTGATGATAAGACCGAAGGAATGGAGTGGCCGGGGAAATATATCCCGATTATTCCGGTTTTAGGCGATGAAATCAACATTAACGGGGTGAAAGACTATCGAGGGATCGTGCGTGACTCGCAGGATCCGCAACGGATGTACAATTACTGGGTTTCAGCGCAGACTGAGATGATTGCGTTGGCTCCTCGTGCGCCATTTATTGGGGCCGAGGGTCAGTTTGAAGGCCATAGTGATAAGTGGAACACCGCCAACACCCGAAATTACCCCTATTTAGAGTACAAACAAACGTCATTGAGTGGGCAAGTTGCCCCGCCGCCGGCACGACAACCGTTTGAGCCCCCGATTCAGGCGATGACGATGGCAATTGCCCAGAGTGACAACGATTTGAAGTCCACGGGGGGCTTTAATGACGCCTCCTTGGGTATTCGTGGCGCACAGGAGTCTGGCCGAGCGATTCGCAGTCGCCAGCAGCAGGATGAGATGGCAAATAGCCATTATCTGGACAATTTGGGGCGTGCGGTGCGTCAAGTGGGACGCATTTTGGTGGATTTAATTCCTAAAATCTACGATGTGGCGCGTGTGGTGCGGATTCTCGGGGAAGACAACAACGATCGCAACGTGATGGTGTTTAGTGGGCAGGAAAACCAACCTTCAGCCACGCAAGAGCCTCAATTACCCCCTGGGGTGGATGGGATTTACGACCTGAACGTCGGTCGATACGATGTCACGGTGTCAGTGGGGCCAAGTTTCCAGACAAGACGGCAGGAAGCGGTGGATTCCCTGATTCAATTTGTCCAATCCTACCCTGATGCGTTCCCGATGATCGGGGATTTACTGGCTGAGAACATGGATTGGCCGGGAGCGAAGCAGGTTGCGGCGCGTCTTAAGAAGATGTTGCCTCCGCAGTTGCGTGATGACATGGATCCGAGGCAGGTTCCTCCTGCGGTACAGGCTCATCTCCAACAACTAGAGCAGCAATTACAGCAAGTATCTCAGGCGTATGAGCAAGCGCAAACAGCGATCCAGACGGATCAAGTCAAAGAAGGGGCCAAGGTCAAGGTGAAAGAGATGGAACTCGCAGCGGATGCGGCGTCTCAAGAGCGTGATACTCAGGCTCGTATCCAGCTTGAAGAAATCCGCCAACAGGGTGAGAATGCCAGAGCGTTGGCGAAGATTGAGCAACAGCGAGCGAGTGAAATTTTAACGACGGAAATTAATCGACTTGAAAAAATGATTGATCGAGAAGTGGATTTTTCAAATCGAGAGCAGGATCGATACGAGCGCATGGTAACTAATGATGAGGCGCAAAACACGGGGACTCCCGCGCAATCGCCTCAAGGACTACCACCGAATATGCCACCTCAAGGTGGACCTCCTGGCGGTGGTCCCCCCATGATGCCGGGGCCACCACCAGGAAGAATTCCGGAGTAGGGTTAACAACGAGACAGTTTTCTGGCAAACTACCAGAGGAAGGACGACAGCGTAGCAATGACGGTAACCATAAGTAGCACAACCGACACGGATGTAGAGATCCAAGAAGCGGCAGGGATTTCCCCGGAGGAGACCCCTCATGTCGAAGAAGGACGTGCTCCTGCGCCTGAGATATCGGCGGTGGAGGCGACTTCTGTCGAAGAGGAAACTCCTGTTGAAGCCGTGAGTGAGGAGACATCTCCAGACGAGTCGGAACAAGAGCGTGCTACAACCGGGGACGAGGAGACTGCTCCAGACGTTGAAGCTGCTGGTGAGGTTGCCACTGAGTCTGATGAGGTTGAAGACCCTGACGCAGTGGAGGCGAAGGCAGAAGAGGAAGAAGAGAAGGCGTCTGAGGAGGAAACACCAGAAGTTCCCGCAAAAAAGAAACGTCGTCGTCGCGGTCGTTCGTATAAAGATCGTGCGAGTCAACTCGCTCGGGAAAAAGCAGCGGAGGCTGCACGAGCCAATGCACTCGCGCTTGAGTTAGATGCCCTGAAACGAGGGGCAACCCAACCCCAACCGCCTCAACGTCCTGACTTTACTGCGCCTACTCCTGCGGAAGAATCCCAGGAAGCGAAGCGCCCGGAGCAGGGGGATTTTGAGAACTACGAAGAGTATCAAGAGGCATTGGTGGATTGGAAGGTTTCTCAGCGGTTAGATACGCATGAGAAAGAACGCGCCGAGCGCGTTGAGCAACAGCGTCAAACAGATTCCCAACGACAGGTCGTCGCTGCCCATGAAGCGCGAATCGACGCCTTCCGTGCGGAGAATCCAGATTTCGATGCAACAGTCGTTGAAGCAAACGGTAATTTACCGATAACACAACCGATGGTCGATACCATTTACAACTCTGAACATGGCCCTGCGTTGATGTACCATTTGTGCAAAAATCCGGAAGAATGTGACCGGATTGCACAGATGCATCCGCTGGCTGCGATCAAGGAAATGGGAAGACTGGAAATGCAACTTGAGGTCGCTACGCACCCCGGCCCGACTCCTGTTGCGGAACCTGTAACCAAAGCACCTCGACCTATAAAGCCGGTCGGTGGGGGTGCGACAGCGTCAACGGTTCCGCTTGACCAGATGAGTTATCAAGATTTTAAGCGTGCGAGAGAGAAGCATCTTGAGGCGCTAAATCAACGGTAAGCGTAGTCGATGACGCTCTCATAGAGAGAGAGTGCCATCATGGCAAATACGTTACTTACTATCTCAATGATCACCAGGGAAGCCCTGCGTGTTCTTGAGAACAACCTGACGTTCACAAAGACCGTTAATCGTCAGTACGACGATCGATTCGGCGTTGAAGGCGCAAAAATCGGGACCGTACTGAATGTCCGTAAACCTCCTCGTTATGTTGGTCGCACTGGCACTGCGATCAGTATTGAAGACGCGACAGAAACGCAGGTCGCCGTGACGCTTGATACCCAATTTGGTGTGGATATCAGCTTCACGTCAGAAGACCTCGCGTTGAAAATCGACGACTTCTCGAAGCGGTTTATTTCCCCAGCCGTGGCAACGATTGCGAACAAGATCGACCACTCTGGGCTCGGACTCTATACGAGTGTGTATAACAGCGTTGGCACCCCAGGTACCACGCCAAATGCGTTGCTGACTTACCTGCAAGCGGGTGTCAAACTCGACAACAATGCTGCGCCAATGGACGGTGACCGCGCTATTTGCATTACGCCATTAATGCAAGCGACTATCGTTGATGCGTTGAAGGGTCTCTTCCAGCAGTCATCAGCGATTGCCAGCCAGTATCGTCGCGGCCAGATGGGAACAGCCATCGGGTTCGATTGGTATATGGATCAAAACTGCAACACCCACACCGTGGGGCCACTCGGTGGCACCCCGTTGGTGAATGGTGGTTCGCAGACTGGTGCATCACTCGTCACTGATGGGTGGACAGCAGCGGCTGCGTCTCGACTCAAAAAAGGCGACGTGTTCACGATTGCAGGTGTGAATAGTGTCAACCCGCAGTCACGTCAGAGTACTGGTGAACTACAGCAATTCGTTGTCACCGCTGATGTGAGTTCTGATGGTTCTGGCAATCTAACCGCAGCAATCTCGCCGTCAATCACTACGTCTGGTGCGTTCCAGACCGTGACCGGAAGTCCTGCCGATAACGCAGCGATTACGGTGGTGGGTGCAGCAAGCACATCAACATCTCAGGGTCTCCTGCATCATAAAGATGCATTTACCTTGGCGATGGCTGACCTTCCGTTGCCGCAAGGCACCGACATGGCAGCGCGTGTGAGTGACAGTCAACTCGGTATGTCGATCCGCATGATCCGCGACTACGACATCACGACGGATAAGTTCCCTTGCCGTCTCGATGTGTTGTTCGGATGGGCGGCATTGCGTCCTGAATTGGCTTGCCGTATTCAAGGCAAGTAAGTCGAAGTGTCGTAACCGGGAGGGGGGGGGATTCCTCTCTCCCGGTTTTTTTTTACGACAGGAAGGATCGTGATGTCATACGAATATCAGGCGTATCCCAAGTGGGTCTATTACAAAACGGAGAACGGGGCGATTGAGGGACGTGTAATTCAAAGTCCTGCTGAGCTTGAGGGTCTCCCGTCTGGGTGGTCAGAATCACCAGATGGTCCGTTTGGGGGATCGACCAAGAAAGCACCAAAAGCCAAGCGTGTTTCAAAACCGCCACGGAGATAGACCGTGACTGCGAATGACTTGATTACCCGATCGCTTCGAACGATTGGTGTCTTGGCGTCTGGAGAGACGGCGAACAGTGATGAGATGTCCGACTCGTTCACTGTGTTGAATAACATGATCAACACATGGGGAACTGAGCGATTGACGATTTACACAGTGGCTCGGTCGGTCTTTGATCTGTCTGCCTCAACGCAGGAATACACGATTGGCACCGGGGGAACGTTTGACATCGTTCGTCCGGTCTGGATTGAAGGCGCAAGCATTATCACGAATAAAAGTGCGGCGGCCTCAGAGAAGGTCGAACTCCCGCTCACCAGTGCGTTGACGCCCTCGAAGTGGCAGGATGTCACGATTAAGGGGATTACGAGCACTTACCCGTCTGAGTTCTACTATGACAAGGCATGGGCGGCTGGGTTGGGGAAGATTAGTGTGTGGCCGATTCCGGACAACGCGAACGTCCAACTGGTGCTGTATACCCCAACGGCCCTTACAGAATTTGCTGACCTGACGACGGCCTACACCTTTCCCCCTGGATATGAGGAAGCGATGCGCTATCAGTTGTGTTTGCGTATTGCGCCTGAGTTCGGGGTGGATTTAAGTCCTGATGTGCGGTTACTCGCATCTCGAACATTTGCCAATATTAAACGCGTAAATGCGACGCCTAATACGCTCGGAATTGATGCGGCTTTAACCGCTCAGGGTGGACGCTACAACTGGCGCACGGATGGATACAACTAAATGTTTAAGTTCCCTGGGTTTGTGGGTCCGTCCTACACATCGCAAAGTGTGCGTGCTGCTGACCAGCAGTGCATGAATTGGTACGTTGAGCAGATTGAGGTTCCGAGTGAACCGTTTCCGTCTGCGCTGTACCCGACACCGGGATGCTCGTCCCTCGATACAGCCACAGAAGACCCTGTGCGTGGGATCACTGAGGAAAACGGGCGGTGTTTTGCTGCGGTGGGACAAACCTTTTACGAAATCAGCACAGATTTTGAATTCCACGAACCCGGAGATAAAACGGAACCTGTGGGATTGACGATTGCGCGGGACAATAATCCTGCGACCTTTGCTGGTGTTGACCTCACAGGAAGTCAGTTGTTTTTCACCTCTGGTGATAAGGGATATATTTACGCGCTCGGTGGCACCACCATTAGCACCGTGATTAGTTCAGGGGCGACGCAGGGCGCGTTTCTTGATGGATTTTTCCTGGCATTGGATAGTGCCACCTCAACCTTGAAAGTCTCTGGGTTGAATGATGGCACCACATGGGAAGGGTCACAGGTGGCCCAGCGAACCGCAGGGTCTGACCCGTGGCAAGCCATGGTGGTTGTGCATCGGGATATCTGGTTGTTTGGAAAACAAACATCTGAGGTGTGGTACAACGCCGGCACATCACCCTTTCCCTTTGCTGCGATTCCTGGGGCGTTCCTCGAGCAAGGGATTACTGCCCCGTTCTCTGCGAAAGCGATCGGGAACACCGTGATGTGGCTCGGAAGTAGTGACGATGGGAATGGCGTCGTGTGGATGGCGAATGGGTATAACCCGCAGCGGGTGAGTACGCATGCCGTGGAGTATGCCATTCAGCAATATGTGCGAGATGGGTCTGATATCACAGATGCCGTGGCGTTTACGTATCAGGAAGATGGGCATACGTTCTATGTGTTGAACTTTCCTGACGCGAAAGCGACGTGGGTGTATGACCTCTCCACACAACTGTGGCATGAACGCGGAACGTGGGACTCCACGAATGTGCGGTTTACGGCATGGCGACCGCAATACCATGCGTATTTCAATGGCAAGCATGTGGTGGGGGACCGAGAAACTGGCACGATTTACGATATGTCCATCAACCACTATACGGATGTGGGTGGACAAATCATGCGTCGTGTACGGAGAACACCGCATCTGTCTGTGAATAATGACTATGTGATCTACAACACGTTTCAGGTGGCAATGGAGACAGGGTTGGGGTTGACCTCCGGGCAGGGAAGTGACCCTACGGCGATGTTGCGATGGAGTGATGACGGTGGAGAAACGTGGGGCGATGAACATTGGGTGTCAGCGGGAAAGCGTGGTACTTATGGCACGCGAGCCATTTGGCGTCGCCTTGGCCGTGGGTATGACCGTGTGTATGAGTTAGCGGTGAGTGACCCGATCCCGTGGCGACTCACAGGGGCATACATTGACGCGAGGAGACAACAGTAATGGCATTAGCTGAAGTGCCATTCCGGTCGATGGTGTTGACGGATGTCCGGAATCTATTGACTCGTGAGTGGATTCGTTATTTGCAGTCCGTAGTTGATGTGGTGAACAACGCCGCTCGTAAGCGAGCACTGGTGTCACTGACCACGCAATCCGCTGCAATTTCAACCACGACGATTGATACCGGAACCTTGGATCCTGGGGTGTATCGCGTGTCGTATAGTGCGCGGATTAGTCGGGCGGCGAGCACAAGTTCCAGCCTGACCGTGACTCTCTCATGGCGTGATGGGGATGTGGCGCAGTCACAAAGTGGTGCGGCGATGACGGGGAACTCCACCACGACCCAGCAGAACGGAACATTTCTCGTGCATAACGGCACGAATGCCTCGTCAGCGAATGATGTCATCAAGTATGCCACCGCGTATGCGAGTAGTGGTGGGACGACGATGCAATACAGCTTGTTTGTGCTGGTGGAGCAAATAGGATGATTCGCACGGCAACAGTGGATGATATTCCTGCGTTAATTGAGATGGGGCGACAGTTCCTTCAGGAGTCATCCTATGGGGCGATTATGCCGTTTGAGCCAGACTCATTGGCCTCGACGTTTAAGAATCTTATTCTCCATGACAATGGGTTGTTATTGGTGTCTGGAGACGAGGACGTGACGGGAATGATTGGGATGCATGTGTTCGAACATCCGTTGTCGGGAAAGAAAATGGCGGCGGAGAACTTTTGGTGGATGAATCCGGAGTCGCGTGGGGGCCGTGATGCGTTGCGGTTGTTGCGCGATGCGGAGTCATGGGTGAAGTCGCAGGGTGTGGAGTGGATGCATATGATTGCTCCCAGTGCCAAGGTGGCAGAGTTTTACGAGCGATTAGGGTATAGCCCCCTTGAGATCCATTTCTTCAAACAGGCGGAGGCTCATCATGGCTAATGGTCCATTTAGTTCATGGGATCCCTCAGCGGTGGATTCGTTACCACCGCTTAGAAGAATTCCATCAAAACCATTGCGAGTATCCCGTGATGCAGGAATGAAAATGCGTGGCGCGAATGTGCCTTCCAAATCAACGGCTGGAATCGGGTATCTAGAAGGGACGGACGGTATGGGTTTAATGACAGGGTTAGCAGTCGCCTCGCTGGCATCCAGTGCTATTGGTAGTTGGTTGCAGAACAGAGCCCAGAATAAAGCCACACAGGCTGGGATTCGAGCGAATCAACAAGCGCAAGCTACAACACGGCAAGGGGAGTTATTCAACCGCCAGATGGCTCGCGCTGAAATGAATAGGAATATGCCGCGTGCGCGGATAGCGAATGCGGCGTTGCAGTGGGGGATGAAGGATACGGGCGCGAAAGAGGCGGGGTTCTTTGATTACCACCCCTCAACGTGGGATCCCAACTATGTAATGACGGCTGACCAAGGGCGTCTTCAGCGTCAAATTGACGAAGACATCGCCATGGAGAACCAGCGGAAACATCGTGGGTTCGGAATGGCAACGTATGCGTCGCCGTCTCAGGACTATGGGATGGCCCCGTATTCATCTCCACGGGAGTCCCTCACGATGAGTGACATGGTGATGAGCACCCCGCAAGGCACGTTCCAAGAAGCACAAGTGACAGAACGCCCATCCAGAATGGAAGATTTACTCCTGGAAAGACGCCGTCGTGAACTAATTGAAGACTGGCGTGAGATGAGGGATCGCTCTAGGCGTGAACGTATGGATGAGTATCAGCAAAGGCAGCAAGAACGCATGAAAGAACGCATGGAACGGAGGGTGGAGGAGTTCCGTGAGAGGGATCGAGAGAGAATAATGCGAGAGCCTCGTCGGCGACCACCAACCCTACCCCGACCTATGTTCGAACAAGAGAGATTCTCCGACGTAGATCCGCGTCTACGATCTCGCCCAGAAATAGCGATAGATACCACGTTTCGGTTGCCAGAAGAAGAATACATTTCCATGGGCCGTTTGGTGCCATAGGGGGTTGCGATGTGGAGAGATCCTAATTCACCGTTTCCGGGGTCTGGCGATCCCGAAGATCAGTTTCGTGACGAAGGCGCTCCTTCGGCGGGTAGTTCTCGAACAGGTGGTTCAGGACCATCGAATACTGGCGCTGGTCGTTACAATAAATCCGCTGACCCAAGCCATGTTTTTCCAACAGGTGGTGGCGGATCAGGAAACGGACCGGGAAGCGGTCGCCCAGATGTTGATATAGATTTCGATAAGGCATTCGGGATGGAACGCAATCCCTATACCGGCAAGTGGACGGATTACCGCCCTGACGATCCGGGGAGTTTTGGGAGCGTGGGAACGGGTGGGCCGGGTGGTCGAGGGATGGTCGGTGCTGTTGGGAGTTTTGATTGGACGAAACCCCCAGCTTATGAGCAGTTCACGGAACAATACTCGTCTCCTGAGTTCACGCCTGAAGGTCGATTTGTTGCGCCGAATGAAGCTCTTGATTTCCGTGAGTTTAGGGCTCCTACCGAAGAGGAGGCCATTTCAAGCCCTGGGTATCAGTTTCGGTTAGCTGAGGGACAGCGTGCGTTAGAAAACGCGGCGGCGGCAAAAGGAATGCTTCGCACGGGGAATACGTGGAAAGACTTGCTCCGCTATGGACAGGGTGCGGCCACGTCTGAATATGACAAAACGTATGGACGGCGACGCGCAGAGCATGATTTGGCATATCAGCAAGCGCGACAACAGAATCAGGACGAATACAGTCGGGCGCTCAATGAGCAGCGACTAGCGTTTCAGCAAGGAGCGACGACGTATGGACTGAATCGACAGCGAGACCTTGATATGTATGATCGGGCATTCCAGCGTCATCAAGCCAATCAGGCAGGAGGGTTGTCCGTATACGATCGAACGTATCAAGGGGAACTAGCTGGATATGGCTATGACCTGCAACGGGCGATGCATGAATCGCAACTGGCCGAGTCGGCGGCGGCGCGAGCGCAATCAGCGTCAGCATCAAATATGGCTGCGCGTGAGAGAGCGTATAACCGTGCCTATCAACGAGCCGCTGATGAATACCGAGACAAGTATGAGGGATGGGAAGCAGATCAAGAGCGACGATGGGACCGGTACAAGTGGTACAACCAGCAGGGGTAGGTAAATGGCATATCGATCTGATTATCATTCCAGAATGGCCGACCTCTTCACGCGACGTGGAGACCTTGAGGCGCAGAGTGCCTTAAATAAGGGGCAGACGTTTACCCAGTTTGCTCGAATGCCTGAGCAAACCATGAGCATGCTATGGCAGCTTGAGGACCGGAAGCGTCAAATTGCGCGAGACGAAGAGAACCAACGGTACATGGCGTCATTGCGTGCCAATCAAGAACGGGCCGCTCGGAGGCTTGACCGTCAAGAACGGGACCAGAGGATCTATAACGAAGCGGTTACTCAAAATACAAATCCAGACACGGGTTTGCTGGATGCCGCAGGAATGCGTGCAGCCGCGCAGCAGAATCCGCAAATCGTTACACAGGTTAATCAGGCAATCGCCAATAATAGGACGTTTGCCCTGAACGAGATGAGATACAACTCTGAGATGGCTCAGGAGGGTGTCGCGTCGTTACTCGCAGGAATGAACGAAGTGTATAACGCTCCGCCTGAGTTGCAAGCAGATCAGTATGACAAGTTCCGACAATCGTTTAATCAGGGCATCGCGGCTCTTCAAGAGGATGGGTTTAGCACAGGACTAGACCCGTTTGTTAGTTACGGTGATCTTCAGGCCAGAGCGGAGAAAGAGGGGACTACCGCGAATATATTGATGGGGGATCAGTTCAAATCAGCGATAGCGATGGCGTCTGGCAAACAGGCGGAGTTTGACCTCATGGCCGCTGCTGTGGAGGACGTTGAGGCGACAGAGGGGCCGATGAGTTTAGCGGTGCTAGAGACAATGCCAAATGCATTCAAGGCAATAGTGAACATGTTTCCAAGTGAGTGGGTGTCTGATGCGGGAAATCTTAACGATCCATCACAACAGGATTTAGACAATCTCAAAAAGTTGTTAACAGACCGAGGGAGTGATAACCACTTGGTGCGTACGATGCAAGAGGCGCTCCCTGAACAGTCTATTGAAATCTGGGATGCGATGGGATTCTTTACCGCAAGCACACCGGGCCGTGGTACGTGGGCGCAGCGCATAGGAGCAGTAGAAGATTCAGAGGGATTTGAAAGTTTTGATAAGGTTCGCGCTGCACTTGCGTGGAATGAGATGGTCGCGGCAAGCAGTGATGCTTTCCCTAACTTCAAGGGAACACAACAACAGCGTGTTGATGCTTACATGCAACAATATCCAGATCAGTCGCTGTCCATCATTTCTTCAATTGGAAGGCGCACAGCCATAGGCGGAGGTAGTGGAGATGGTCTCCGTAAACCGCCAACCAGCGCAGAAGCCAGTGCGTGGCAGATGCCTGATTCGGGTACATTCGCAAGTCAGACAAGAAGCATCATTGTGGACAATCAAGAACGAAGGATACCGAGGTATATGGACTTGAACACACCGGAGGTATATGAGCAACTTTGGGGTGTGACTCGTGATTCTGACGGTCGGGTCTCCCATGTTCCAGATACAACGGTTCTCTCTTTGAGAGGGCGAAGTGGAGATGGTGCGTGGCAGTCATTCAACCCGAATGAAGTTGACATTACATATGAAGTCGCGTCTGGAGATACTGACGTGAAGTTTAGGATACGAAATCCTGACCCGGCGATTGGTGACGTAGTAGTTGATGAGATACAGGACTGGACTGGATCTACTCCCCCTGATAACGAGGATGTTGCAGGAGATGATAATTGGCAAGATTCAGAGCTAAGTGTTGGAATGGATGATTCGTTCCGTGGAGCATTTGAAGGGGTGGATGCCACTCTTCGTTTTGGGGCTCCGTCGCCTGGGGCGCGGGGAAGTGATCAGCGAACGAGTTTCACTGAGGCGATTGCTGCGCTTAATGAGGGGCGGCACGGAGACCTGAAAAAACTTGTGATTGATGCCGGTACGGTGGGTGATATCGAAACGGCACGAGACGCAGCCTGGGATGCGGAAAGATTAAGAGAGGGAATCCCGACCGTGAGGCAAACGGAGCATGTGGTGAGCTTGGGATTGGGTCAGGGGCTTGATGCAGTCGCAGATGATCCTATCGCAGAGGGCGAGACTGATACGTTCAGGCAGGTTATCGCTAGAGCGTTTAAGGAACATGTCAGAGAAAATACCTCTGGTAGTGCTCAGGATAAAAATAAAGCCGCAACTGACGCCGATTACGCGAGAGATGCGATAGCGGGTCAAAAAGGGACGAGCGATTGGCAGGACTTTTCTAGAGCGGTGGCTGAGTCCGTCTCACCCGCTCCCAATGTGACGGTACCCTCACAAACACGGGACTTAGCAAGGGTTAGAGAGTTTATCCAGAATGAGATCGGTGCCGAAATAGGAGACCCATCACAATTCCAAGCCTTTCTTGTTGACGCGTTCCCTGATGCGATGGAGTCAGCGATTGTGGCGGGGAATCCATTTAGGGGTCTCTATAAAGAGCTACTGAATCTCCCAAGAGATACTACGCAAAGGCAATTGGATCAATGGTTAGGAGGGATGGATCCGAGGGAAAACACACGACTCATCGAAAATATTAAAAGTCAGGTTACGAGCAACCCCCTTGCGTTCCTCGAGTATCAACTGCGTAGTGGGAAATAGGAAGTCGCGTGGGAAGATTACTTGAGGGGCTTCGAAGAAGACGGCAGGGGACGGGTCCACAGTCATCGCTGCGTCCACGAATTACAACGAGTGAGACGTTTCGTCCCACGTCATCAGTCTATGACACACTGTCTCCAACGCCACCACGGCGGTCGCTCCAGCGTTCGCATCCGCGTGTGTGGGATCCGAATTACATCGGCCCATCTGAGAGCGTTAATCCTCCAAATCGGATGTTTTCGGATTATGTCAGGCGACATAATTTAGACGAAGAAGGGGCGTTGGTTGCGTTAGATCGACTCACGCAAGGGGCTGAGGCTAAAGAGGCTCGACAAAAGTCATTGGAATGGGCGTCAACGAGACTGACCCAGAATGTGCCGAAACCTCAGTGGTTGGAAGATCGGATCGAAGCAGAGATACAACGTCGCACGGCCCAGAGACCCTTTTCTGTTGATTCCGAGCGACTCGCCAATGATCCCTCAGTGCAAGCATCCCCATTTGCGTCTGATATTTTACAGAGAGCAAGGCAGGAGCAAGGAAATATTGAAGCAGAGGTACGAAATGATATTCGTTCGTGGTTGAATCCAAGCTCGTTATCGATCGCTGAATTGGAAGACCTTCAGGAGTGGGGAACCGATGAAATAGGATTCGGGCTACAGTTTACGCCCCAAGAAGGACGCTCAGTCGGAGAAGAACAAGAGCGTCGTTATCTCACTGACCCGTTTTTCAAGGAATTAATCGATCGGACGGGAGGGCATCAGCGCGGGTTTCATCGTACTCCGCAGTCAACTGCTGAGGAGGACTTGGCAGAGCCCATCATAAAAGACATGATGGCGAATCTTCCCCAACAGCCTGTTCCGGAAGAGCCAGAGCAACCAGAGCGTCCCAGTTTCTTTGAACGACGCGCTCCCGGTCTTGAGGCAGCAACAGACCTTTATCGATTGGGACTTCCTGGGACGACACCAGAAGAGCAAGCGGAATTACGGTCCTCTTTTAACGTGAGTTCGTTTGATAAATTGCGTCGAGATATCTACGACAACGTAAAAGAGATTGAGGTTGATCCGTTAACAGAAGCGGAGATGGCGCGACTGCCTCTTGGTGATCCACGTCGGCGTCGCGGAGATGACGATCCGCGAAGAGGATATGTCGGGGCAGCGACGAATGAAGTCAGCGACCTTATTAGTGATGTGTCTATCAAACTCGCCAGTGGGGCATGGACAGTTGCAAATTCATTGGCGGTGCTTCCTGCGTTTGTAGGGTTGGATTCTAAGCTTGCAAAAGACTTTCGGAATTATGGGGATTTCAGAAGATCGTTGATGGCAGAGCGGTTATCCGATGATCAGAAGGAAGCAGATCATCTTCTCCAGTCATCTGAAAACTTTGGGGCGCTGGTAAAGTCCACGCTCACGTCGCGTGCTGGATGGAGAGGGGCAATCGGGATGGCGGTAGAGTCGCTGCCGTTTATGTTTGCGGCTGCCGGCACGGGGGCGGCAGCACGGGGCGTGTCAGCGTTACTGGGAAAGGCGATTGGACGAGGGGTGGTATCGCCTTCTGTACTAGCGTCAATGCCGATGTCTCTTATTCAGAAGATAGAAAGCACTGAGCGATTTATCTTGGGGGGATTTGGTGAAGGGCTGATTTCTGCGGGGGCGGCATTAGATGACATGAGTCGTGCTAACGGCGGTCAAATCACCCAAAGACATATTAATCACGCGTTAGCCACGGGCGTGGGTGTATCGGTCTTGGGTGCAGTTTCTAATCGTTTGTCTCGTCGGTGGGGAGTAGATGATTTTGATGACCTTGAAACATTAACTAATCGTATTAAAAGCGGAGAAATTGAAAGCGGGTTTTTAGCACGAGACCTAGCAGTCGTTGCTGCGAGACGAGCACGTCAAAACATGCAGAACACGAAAGGCCCACTGAATCTGGGGTTAGAAGATACACCCTTGAAGCGCACGGCGCGTGTGGCTCGGTTGGCAGGATCGGCGTCTGGGATGGAAGGTGTTGAAGAGTTAGGGCAATCCATTTGGGAACAGATGGTGATCAACCACGAGGAAGGCAAAGACTATTTCCATAAAACATCAGAAGCGGGATTTCTGGGGTTGGTTACGGGGGCCATCTCTGCTGGCGCACCGGGATTAGCCAGGAATGCGGTCCCTGAAGTTATTGAGGGATTAACGGAGGCGGCGAGAAATCCCGATGCGAGTAGAGAAGGTGAAGCGGAAGCGGGATTTATTTCGCGTCTCATGTCAGAACTGGGGATGTGGAATTTAGACCGGTATTCAGGAGATAACAATCTACTGGATGAGATTGACATTGAGTCACAGGCTCGCCAGAGCTACATCAATCGATTGAACCGGTTTCATAATGTGTCCGACCTTCAACTTCAGGGTGATCAGAATAAGGAGCAAAGCGCGAGGAAGTTTCGTGAGGCGGTGACCGGACAACCAGACCTCGATGATAGAGAACTGACCTTGCGCGAACGTCAACAGGCTGCGCTCTATGAGATAGAGCAGCGCATGAGTAACTGGAATGAGTTGAGCGAGGCAGCAGAGAACGAAGACCAGCGTCAGGCGTGGTCTGCGGCGTTAACCGTGGAGCAGTCATCGCTCCGGATCGCGCAGAACGAACTCGAGAAAGTAGAACTGCCAAATACGCCCACGCTCCCCGACCGCACGATTGTGGTTCACAACGACGATGATGCCGATTCTCGATGGCGTGAAGCTCATGGTGATACTCCTCGACCTGTGTCGAACGTCACTAACGCGTTTACCTATCAAAACGAAAGCAATCAGGTCGTATCGGTTGTTCCATCGGAAGAGTATTTCAATGAATTAAAGGAACGGAACAACCTTGAGGTGTCCTATGAGGATGTCGTGTCCCATGAAGCGGCGATGGAATCAGCGGATGCCTTGATTGAGAATAATGTTGAGGTGGCTGAAGAAATTCTTCAAGCGGCTGAGAACGGGCAAGGCAATGTAGTGTCGCCAAATACGATTGAGTATTACAACCAGTTACTCAGCGATGAGACGTTGCAGTTATCGAGGGATGAACTTATGCGTGAGGTGGTCGCGCATGAAATGTCTCGCCGCGCACTGGCCCGTTCGCGTGAAGGGCATGCGATAGAAGATGCCCCTCCGGATACAGATCCGGTTCACGTTGAACGAGAAAAATCAGCAACAGAGAAAATTATAGAAGCGGCAACCACTGTTGGGGAAGTGATTCCTGGCGTAAAAACCGCCACTGAAACAGTGGTCGCTGGTGCTGAGAAGGTTGGAGAGGTTGCGAAGAAGGCGGCGGAAACAAAGGTTGGTCAAGCAGCAACGACGGCGGCGAGAAAAACAAGAGACCTTGTCGCCCCAGTTGAGAAGGGTATTGCGGGTATTTTTGATGTTCCAAACTGGAAATGGATTCGTCGTGGGGGAACAGGGCTTGATAGAGCGAGGTTACCTGAGTCATTAATACGCCGTGAAGATGGTCAGTCGGTGGACACCGTTGACCAATTAAAGGAAGGCGAGATTGTTACATTTGGTGGTCGTCGAGCCACGGTCGTAAAACGTGAAACCAGAAAAGAAGGATACAGCGTCACGGTAGATCGCTCTCGAAAAGAGGCACGCACCGCCTATTTTCTTGATTTGACGCCTGATGTGTCTGAGCCAGCGGATGTGTCATCTGATATTCCGGGTCATGTTCAAAGTGAGGTTCCAGTGGCAACACGCGCCACAGAACTTCAATTCGAAGATGGGTCTGGGGAAGTCTTGATCGTGGGGTGGGATCCGAGTCTCACTCGATTAAACGAGGCAAAGGTTGATGACACGATCGAACTTGAAAGTTCGGTCACGACGGTTGAGATTGACGGGGAGAAGAAATCGTCGTTTCGGAAGATTGCTGGGGTCGTAGAAGACATTGATATTGGCAAAGACCGTGATGGGTTCCGCTATCTAGTCGCGACGATTAGAAATCCAGATACCGGAAAGACGTTTACAGTATTAGCGGATGAAATGTCATCCGTGGCAACAGGGCGAGACGCGGATCGGGCGAATGAGGCGAGAGAGGGACTGGTTGGGGAGTTTATCACTGGGCTCCAAGCCTCTCAGTTAGTGCGGTTAGCCAGTGCCATTCTCACGGCGATGCATCCTGGGGACGATTTACCACACTATCCTCGCATTCTAAATCAGCAAGGCGCAGCGGGGAGTGTCGATCATCATATTTACAGTGTTAATCAAATTACGATCCCTATCAGAATGTATGAGAAGTTTGTCCAGTTTATTGATGACAATTACCAAGGAACAGACCGGGCAAAGATCCTTTCTCGACTCAAGCCGGTTGAGGAAAACGGGACACCCGTACAAACACCCACAACGGTCACCATTGACTTTAACGAGATAGACCTTGGGTTTGTGACGGGCGGTTCCACGCCGGCAGCGATGGATATTGACACGCCGTTCCAACAATTGCTGGCATTTGCTGCTGCAATTAATGAGGGGCGTCCAGATGTGTGGATGCCAGGGGAAGGTCGTCACCGCACATTGCGTGAATTAATGGGCCGTGAGGTCACTGATGAAGACAGGGCTGATGCGAGTGTGCTGATTCAGTCTATGAATGAGAGCAGACATCGCTTGTCTCGTGGTGAAATGATGATCGGAACCGAGGCGTTTCAAGGGGATCCCGATCCAGATACCGGTCGCATGAAGGACGGGGATCCTCAATTACTCGCGGCGTTAATTTCCCATGAGCTTGGTCACGTTATTGACTGGATGTCGAATCGCACCATCAAGCGACAGGAACCGATCCTCGAAAAGATTCGAGGGTTATCGGGTCTGAAGAAATATCTTGAAAAACGCAACATTGAACGCGAAGGAAAGATTCGTGATGAGGTCGTTGAACTCAGTAGGATGTGGCGTCCGTTCGATCGAGAGGCGGCTAAGGATCCGTCTTTGAGTGATGAAGAGCGTCAGAATATTCAAAAATATGTGGATTATCGAGACACGGCATCCGAGTTATTCGCGGATGCTATGTCGGCATTACTGACGAAACCTGGGCTTGTAGAAACCATCGCTCCTACGTTTTTCAAAGACTTTTTCACCTATCTCGACACGCGTCCTGTGTTGAGAGACAAGTATTTTGAGATGCAATTGTTTATGGGGTCCACCGAAGACACCCCGGAACTGAACCTCCTTGACCAAGAAGGCAGACTCTCCGATGAGAATTTTGAGCTTGCCCACAAGGACATCGGCATGACAGATAAACGCGCCCTTGATATTTGGCGTGCCATTAAAACAGGGAGAGCGTTAAATGAATTAGAAGTGCCGTTTTGGTCAAAAGAAAACATCAACTACCGGTTTATGAAGGCTGCGAATGTTGTGTCATGGGTTCGCAAGGCATTGATTGATAGGCACTCGCCGATACAAAGAAAAGTGCGAGTGGTTGTCAAGGATCTGAAGTCCAAAGGCAGAACGTTAAATGAGTCGATCAACCCGACGTACCTACTCGCGCAAATTCCTTACATCGGAGCGAGAGTAAAAGAGTATATGCAGGGGAACTTCCAGCGCATGGCGATGAATCTCGCTGGAGCAGATATTTCGTGGCAGACCTTTGGCACCGTCATTCTTTACACGCGTGTGGCATCGGGGGCTCGCTCAGGGATGGCAAGTCCAGGGGCATTGACGCAGGACGAGGCGGTGTTGGCGCTGAAGAGATTTCGCCAACGGCTAAGAAAGGAACCGATACGTGTATCGGTCAATTCTGAGGTGCCAGTGGAGTTGCGTCCTGACAACTTTAAGCATGACCCTCGCATGATGGACAGAGAGAAGGTGCTCGACCGAGAGTTACAGCGTTTCAATGAGGCCACATGGAGTGTAGTGAAGCAGTCCTACGAAGAAGGACTGATGAACAAAGAGACATATGAGGCATTGGAGGCGAATCGAAAGAAGGGGCATTTTTATGCGACCTTCAGATCCCTCTACCACTTAGGTGAAGATGTAACGGCGTCCGTCGAAAAACAAGAAGGAATGCTTGAGCCTATTCAAAATCCTGCGACTGCCACCATGATGAAAATGGCAGTGACGCTTCGGAAGATTGAACTCAATAACGTCAAACGAAACACGATGACGTTTATACAGACGTATTTCCCTGAAGATGTCGGTCTTCCGACGCAAACGGAAATAACAGCAGAGGATCGCTATAAACCGGTACAGGCGCGTGCCAAGTTGAAAGCTGGGAAGGCGCAGAAAGATCGACACTTGGTGACGTGGAGACAGGATGGACGCACGGAAGCACGCTATGTTGAGAAATATATTGCGGAGTCGTTGAATCAACAACCAGCGCAATATAACAATCTCATCTTGCGACTCCTGAAAAACTTCAACAGTAGACTATTTCGCCCGTTGTTTACAGTGATGAACCCTGGGTTCATGGCGATCAATTTATGGAGGGATTTCTGGAGATTCTATAAGGCAATGTCCCATGGGCGACGGGGGATCCTGAAACAAATGGGTCTTCGTGCTGACAACCCTGAGTATAAAGATCGGAACGTCAGTTTAGGAAAAGCCATTCGCTTGTATTTTGGGGCCGCTCATCGACTCGCACGAACGCGAGCCTTTGGGAGAAAAGAGTATCGAGGGTTTAAGTTCTTCGGGAAGAACATCAAGCTCGGGCGCTTGTCTCAGCGACAACGAAAACAGTCAGAGCAAGCGTGGAAGAACTTGTCGGATGCCCACAAAATCATGGCGTTCGGGATTACCTACAACGACCAGATGATGGGAAAAGACGCCGATCATAGCCTCGAGCAAGAGTATCTTCAGAAGTTCGGGATCGACCTGAACGAGGCGTCGGGACAGCGGAAATTCTGGAGCCGAAAGAACTTTGGCGCAATGAGAGACTTTATTAAAAAAACCGGGGACTACATTGAGACGCTTCCCAAGGCGGCAGCACTCACACATCTGGCCTCATTTGAAGGCGGAGACATCTCACGGTTGACGAAGAAGGAAGCGCAGTTTATTCGAGCCCAAGTTGGAAGTCCCGACTTCCTTTCTGGTGGCACCATGACCGCATGGTCGAATGAACTGTTCCTCTTTTCCAATGCCATGATCCAGGGATGGCGTGGAGACTGGCATACCGCTACTGATCCAGAGACGCGAGGGGGGTATCTCACGAAGATGATTGGGGCTCAGGTTCTTCCCAAGTTCCTTATGATGATGGCCTACAGCGGGATACTTGGCGGGTCCGATGAAGACGATGACGAAGAAGGATTAAGCACTATGATGCGCCAACTCCCGTCATACGATTTGATGAATTACTTCATCCTGCCGTTGTGGCGTGGGGAACAAAGCGGATTACCTTTGTATCTTCGCATCCCGCTCTCTGATACTGACAGGGTGCTCACGGGTGTCATGTGGACGATCTTCCAGAACTACATGAACAAACCGGATGCAGAATTCTTAGGTCAGATAGCTGACTATAGAGAGGATGTCACAGGGGAGAATACCCTGACGCGCCTGATGGATGGGCTGGCGTATGGTGCATCGTTTGCGTTTATGTTTGCGGGGGACAATGTTCCTACTATTACCCCGACGATTAAAGCTCTCGGCGACACGTTTGACTATATTTCCTACCTAGGTGATAACGAGCGTCCGGGGCCATATGATGCGTTTCGTGGTCAGCCAGTACTAAGTAACCAGGCGCGGAGCCAGGGGCCAGATGGACTCAAGAGAGGTTCGACTCACCGCCTGTTCCTCGAATATATGTGGAACCAACTAGGTGGGGGCATCATCCATCGGTTTCGACGGCAACAGGATCTCAGGCATGTAGATGCTGACATGTTGGAGCGTGTCACTGAAATGCCCCTGATCTCAAACATCGTAGGGCGCTTTATTCGACGCGCCGATTATGGGACTCGTGAACAGCGTCAACCCACAGAGAGTGCAGTGGAGAGGTCTGATGCTGAATGGAATACCGACGAAAAAAACGCTGTAGAGAACTGGAAGTCGATGATTACTGGGGATGTTGGCTTTCTTGACCAGTTAAAGTCGATGATTACTAGGGATGAGATATTTCAATTAGACCGAGCAACGCGCACCGATCCAGACAACATCCCGACGCTCATCCTAACCGGCATGGAGAATGTTCGCCGTACTGTATACCCCCACAACCTGCTAACTGATTGGGAGACAACTGGAAGCGGAAAAGAATATTTGTATCAGGATAAATTCAACAAGAGGCTGGGGGAGATTAGGGAGAAAGTGTCCTATGGATTAGCTCAAGCAAACCGTTTTCCGCTTGCTGATGTGCTTAGACCTGCTGCTTCCACTACGTCACGAGCCCAGATTCTCAACAATCGGTTCGACCTTCTGAGACAGAATGTTATGACTGATCTTGAATTCGCGAATGAGATTCAGCAACTTGTTGCCTATAGACCTTCATTGATTGATGGATCGATGCGAAGCGCAGACGACACACTCGTCGGTCTCTTGAAGCCAGAAGCCTATCAAGCCCTAATATTTGCGGTGCAGGACTTGGTGAAGGACCGTGCGTTGAAATTTGAAGAGAGGGGCAACCTGCAAGAGTTTTCTGATATTGATCCATTGGAAGAGGAGGTGCTAGGGCGTCCTAGTCGGTCAAACAGACCGTTTCAGATAGGACAGAGACAAGAATGGGCGAAGGAGTTGATTCCTGATTATCTAGCCACAGAAGAGACCGTGTTGAGGCGTGATGTGGTTGGACAAGAAGATGTTGAAAAGGTGCGAGCATTACGACGAGCGGCGATAGAACGACGGAGAAGATTTCTGATGAAGGAAAGGGAACCTGACCGCCCCCCTGAATCGGGACTCTCCATTTCTGGACTTTTCACGTCGGACGATCCTGATCAGTGATAAAGGAACATAACCCGTATAATTAAGAGAGCATAGGGAAGGATAGAAGACGATGGCAACTGGAAACGTCATGCCTGACCCCAAATTTACGGGGTTAGATAACAACGGCAACCCCCTCTCAGGGGGAAAAGTCTATTTTTATAGTGCTGGCACGACCTCGCCACTCGACACCTACACAACAAGCGCGTTAACAAGCGCCAATACGAACCCTGTTGTGCTGGATTCTGGTGGTCGGGCCACGGTGTATCTGTCAGCAAACGCGTACAAAGTTATTTTGAAGACCAGCGCGGATGCCTTGGTCTGGGAGCAGGACAACGTCCAGTCGCTCACGCTTCAGCAGACTGTGATTGGAGAGAACCTCCCCATGTTCGGGACGGAAGAGCGATCGGTGAACGACACGTCCTATGCATCAGGCACCACGGCTGACAAGTTGAGTCCCACGACGAAGATTCTTCCGCTGGACAGTGCCAATGCCACTGGGACATGGGCGCTCCGGGGAATGCTCAAGACGGGCAATGCGAGTCATGCGGCGACGGCGGGTTTAGTGAATCTCAGTGATGGCTCTCCTGATACAGCACTCGTCGAGATCACCTCGACCTCGACGACTGGAGAGATTAAAACATCTGGGGCAATTACGTTCGCCAGTGGCGGCAGCGTGAAGAACTACGGGGTCAAACTCAAGAGTGCGAACAGTGCCACATACGTCACGGCCTGGGGGCTCGAACTCGTTCGCACAGCGTAGGAGATAGGAATGGCAAAAGTTAATGACATACTGCAAAACGTCAGGATTATGGCAAGTTCTCCCTATGCCCTGGCGTTTCCTGCTGCTGATGCTGCGGGAACCCTAACGAGCGATGGGTCAGGCACACTGTCGTTTGCGTCTACGTCGTCGAGCAAAATCGAACTGGTACATGAAAGCTCAGGCACGAATAGCACTATATCCGATAATAATTTCGTCACTTACGATCTGGGTGGCGCAATGAACATGAACGTCTATTTTTTGATCCTCTGGCAGTTGTATCCGCAGTCGGCCAACACAAACGATCCCAGACTCTATTTGACAAATACGTCAACCCAGTGCGGGGTGATGACGGAGGCAAATATTACTGCGGGAACGCCATTAGGTGGCCTGTCGTTTCTTGGGCCGATGGCGCGAGGATCTGCGACCGCGTGGACGAGTTGGTCTGTGGGGGGGCATTCAACGTCAGGCTATTTCACATCGATGACCTCGTGGACTGCTAGCACTACAAAACAGATCGCGATCCGTGGTTATCCGCAGAGCGGTGGAACTTGTGGTTGGTCTTGGAACATCTATAAGGTGTCTCCAATTACGCTTCTCTAGGGGTTATGTATGCACATATCAGCGTTTGTCAAAGTCGATAACGGGATGTTTATCGAGCGACCACAGGAGAACATGGTTTCGCCTGAGTATGAGTGGGTTCCGCTCCCTGACGATGGCCCTAATCCAGATCCGATCAATCAACGTTACTCTGGCGATCCCGAAGATCCGTTTCGTGCGGCCACGCCAGAAGAAGTCGCGGAGGCACTTGATTACAAAGCGAATATGCAAGCTGAGGATCGACTGTCTGAGTCCGTTCAAACTCAAGCTATGGTTGATCTGCTTGTGGAGAAATCAGTTATCACGAGGGCCGAATATATCGACTCTCTGAAAGACCTGCTTAAGGAGTCCTAATATGCCTTCACAATTTCCAGAAAACAATGTCACCGGCACCCTGACTGCCGAGAAGGTCGTCACAACGGATACCTCTGCAACGAGCCTCGATGTCGCTGGTGGCCTCACAATAGGCTCTGGAGATGTGGCCTTAGTGGGCGTAGACGGGAAGCTGAGTGGCCCATTAAGTTCAACAATTATTGATGACCTCAGTGGGGCGAACCTCACAACGCTGAACGCCAGTAATTTGTCGTCAGGAACCGTGGCAACGGCTCGACTGGGGTCAGGCACGGCATCGAGTAGCACCTTCCTCCGTGGAGATGGCTCATGGGCAGCAGCCGGTGGCGGGAAAGTCCTTCAGGCGGTGTCAGCCACCTACGGCACACAAGTTACATCAACCTCTTCTACATTAGCTGACACCGGACTTACTGTCGATATCACCCCCGCGAGCACAGATAATAAAGTCCTCGTGATCGGCAGTATCAATGGATGTCGAAAAGATGGCTCCACGGGATTAGGATTGCGATTACTGCGCGATTCGTCAACGCTGGCAGACTTTGAGGGACTTGGAGGGTATGACGCTGGATCAGGCACGATAATGTTTGGTGGTGTGGGCTTTGCCTACCTCGACTCACCCTCAAGCACTTCAGCTGTAACTTTTAAAGTGCAACAAAAAAATACGCTTGCTGCGGGGACAACATACGTTCAGGGATCGAATGCGGTTAGCTTTATTGTCGTCTTGGAGGTCGAAGGATGAGTTACGCTTTATTTGAAGATACCTCTCATGTTATTACGTGGAAGCGACCTGCTGCGAGGTTTGTGGTTGAAGGTGTTGGTTTTGACGGCACTATCCGTCTGTGGGAAGGGCCAGGGGAGCAGCCGACTGAAGCAGAACTCGCGGAATGGACGCAGGAATTTAGAGATGAAGGCATCGCTGCTGACCTGCACGCCGAAAGTTTGATCAGTGATGCAGCCTTAGCAGGAATGTATGCGGTCTTTGAATCCATGAACGGCTCTCCTCCAGATGACGACGAGAAAGCTACCCTGCATGAATCAATGAAGAACAACCTGAAGGAGAGTTCCTGATGCGTAAAGTATTGTTTACCCTGTTGCTACTGGTCTGTCTCTCAACACCAGCTATTGCTCAAGACACAGAGAACCGTAATTTCACCTTTACTTACCTAGATGCGGTGAGTGCTGACGAGACGACTTCCACCGCGATTCCGGTGAACTCTTTTGTCAACTTCAGTATTTATGTCGAGTGGGGTTCGAGCACCAATGCTGGTGTTATTACGATCGAGGAAGCCTACGATCCGACTTACACTGGGACATGGTCTTCGATTGGCACCGTTACCTGGAGCGCAGCATCCTCGACTGATGTCTTTCATCAGCGTGGTTCCTTCAGAGCCTTGCGCGTGCGAGTGAGCACGGCGGTCGGTGGTGGTGGGACGGTCACAGTGAAGGCGATTGCTCGTCCTGGAGCTTCCTAATGCCTATGAGCAATGGCAACGGCGGCCCGTGGTACACGCGATTCGTCGCAAGCGTGGGCGTGCCTTCAGCCATTGCGCTATTTCTCGTGTGGTTTCTCTCTAGTCAAGTGATGTCAGCTATTCAAGAGCATGCCGATTCCAGCGACGTGCTTCTTCGCGAACTCCTAAGCGTATCGAGGCAAATTTGTTTGAACACTGCTGAAGATGCAGTGTCGAGGGCTGCATGTTTGACGCCCCGATAGGACAACATTATGGGCCGACCACGCAAGCCACGCCGACAATGTGTCGAGTGCGGCAAAGAGCTTTCGACCAACCCGAACGCTAAGCGGTGTGGAGATTGTTACTTCGCCCGTAAGGGGATTCCGAGTAAAGCTCGACCGAAGCCGACCTGTGAGGTGTGTGGCAAGGAAGTTAGCAAACGTGCAAAGAAATGTATTGATTGCTGGGATAACCGTGGAAGTAGGAAAGAAAAACCAGAAGAAGAGAAGCGCACGTACCGTGAGCCCTTAGCGGATTACGAGGAGGCTCGTCGCATCTGGTCGCTTGAGATCGGACGGAAGAACGAGAAGCTGAAAAAACCTCCAAAGGCTCCCAAGGGGAGACGACAGCGTTACGTCGTGTTACCGGACGTGCATGCCCCCTTCCATGACACCGCCGTCATTGCAGATATCATTAAGCGCGAAAAAGACAAAGCCTCAAAGCTCATATGTATCGGTGATATTTCTGATGCGTATTCCTTTAGTACATTTTTGAAATATGACCGCGTCACCTTTTCGGATGAATGGGCGCATGTCACCGCGTTACTTGCGACTCTCTCGGAAAACTTTCCTGAGGTCGAGATCATTATCGGCAACCACGATGAGCGTCTTGAGAAGCGCCTTCGAAACCATCTGACTGAGGACATGATCGATGCCGTGATGTATATGACGGGCGGCACGCTCTGTCCATTAACGGCCCTCACGAAGCAGTTTGAGAACATCACCATTGCGAGACACGAAGTCCCCGGCACCACACATACAGTGGACTGGTTCACCACGATTGGCGATGCGTGGCTCGGCCATCCACAGAAATTCAGTCGAGTTCCAGGAAATGCGCTGAGGGCGCTCGAGGACTGGCTCTTGGATGTGGAGTCATCCCTGGGACTTGACCGTTTCCGCGTCATTGTTCTGGGGCATACGCACCAGTTGGCCTTGATTCCGTGGCGTTCGAACTCAATGCTTGTTGAATGCGGGTGCGTTTGTAGAACTCAAGGATACCAATTGAGCCCGAGGCTGGGAGGCCGGCCTCAAAAAAAGGGGTATGTGTGGTTCGAACAAGTGGACGGCATTACTGATATGAACTCCATCGGCATGCACTGGTATTCGGATGTCGAATGATAGAGACCGCAGCCCACTCCTCGTTGAAATCCTTGCTGCGCTAGGTGACGTTCGTATCTCTGAGCGATACCTGATCGACGAGGAGAACAAGAAAACACACTTCCTCCACGGGACACAGAGCGGGGAAGAGATCGTGATTAATGAAGCCGTGGCGATCGTGCCAACGCTCATCCACGAGTTAATTCATTTCGTGCGCCCAGAGTGGACGGAAAAGACCGTGCGTCGATTTACCACACGATTAGTGAGACAATTGAGCCACTCCGAAGTGAAGGCTATCTATGAACAGTATCGAGAACGAAAGGTGGAGAAGCGTGAAGACGGGTAAGATTTTCATTCATGGCGTAAAAACCCCAGCCGACCACATTCGATTTATCCTGCATTGGTTTACGGATACCCTGACCAGTAAATACCACCGAGGCCAGCAAGAACATGGCGGTCTCTGTTTTGAAAAACCCAACATGCTCCAGCACGCTGAAGAAGAAATCCTCGATCTTGTTGTCTATCACAAGACAGCCAAAGACCAACTCGCCCGGATGGCCCTTGATGGGCAAAGCGCCATGGACGCCTATACCTTTTTATATGGCGAGCCTCCGCAATGAGTTACCTGTTGTTGTTTTGTCGTGGGTTGATTATGGTGGGGTTGGTGTCATGGCAAACGCGAGCGATTCAGCTTGGTGAATTGCGTCGGATTGCGTTTGGCAGTTTTTTGATTGGGTGCTGGTGGTATGGGAACGTGATTGCGGCGGTAGAGCAAGTGCCATATGGGTTTTTTCCCTATGCCACCGGATCGATGGTCGGTGCAATACTTGCAATGAAAGTGAGTCCGGGGCGTGGCAACTAAAGACGTATACGCATTACTGGAAAAGCATGAGGGCATTCGCCTCAAGCCCTACGACGATGCGACTGGGGCCACGCTATCAAAGGGAGATGCGCTTGAGGGATGGCTCACCATTGGCATCGGGCGCAATCTGACTAGCGTGGGATTAACACGGGATGAAGTGATGGTCTTGCTGAAAGCTGATGTGGAAAAAGCCACTGCTCGAGCCAAGCAATACAAATGGTTTGCTGGCCTGAACTCTGCTCGCCAAGCGGTAATTGTGTCGATGATCTTTAACATGGGATCCATTAACGGGTTTGTCAAAATGCGAGAAGCGATTGCCGTGAAGGACTGGAAGGAAGCGGTTGCTGAGATGCATGACTCCAAGTGGGCCACCCAGATCGGCGCAGGGCGCTTGTCAGACCTTACGGAGATGATGCGAACCGGCAAATGGTCATCGTGAACACCATTACGGGGCATCACGTTGACGCGGGTGTGGGTTTTCTATATACTCCACACCATGCTGACAAAAACTCATATACAGGCACTCCGTCGAGTGCCTGACGATCAAAGTCGATTAGGGAAAGCGTTGGAGTTGGGAGGGGTGACGCAAACAGCGATGGCCCAGGATCTCGGTCTAACCCAAACATATATTAGTGACGTGGTGCGTGCTCGGTATCAGACGATTACGGTGCAGAATGCGTATCGCTTTAGTAATTACTTCGGGTGTACGATTGAAGATTTGTTTCCCCCTTCTGCGTTCAAAGAGAAAGACCGCCAGTAATCATTCAAAGGGAGGATGAGTATGAAGGTGTTAAACGAGGAGTGGGCTGACAATGATGAGCCAATGCATACCCCACTTGAGGAAGGATGGGGAGTGATACCACCGGAACCATTGCCAAGCGTTGTGATGTCTCCATCAATTGTGAATGTTGCAAGCGCCTTGTGCGCGGCCCAACAACACATCACGCCAGTGTTCGCTGAAGCGAAAGCGGATTTCTACAATTCGATGTATGCGGATTTCACTGCCGTGCGAGAAGGTATTCGTGAACACTTTGGCGCGGCTGGTCTAGCGTTGGTGCAATGCCCGACGTTTAATGCGGCGACGGGGTATGTGGAAGTCACGACTATGATTATTCATGGGGAGTCTGGTGAATATATCCAGAGCACCCTTGCGGTCAAACCTGAAAAGCCCGGTCCACAGGCGATTGGGTCAGCAACGACCTACGCAAAACGATACAGTTTGGCTTCGATGGTAGGCGTCGTGCCGACAAACAACCGACTCGCGTCTGGGGCCAAAGAGGATGACGATGGCGAGTCAGCGACCACAGACCCCCGGAAGAACCCAAGTGGGATGAAGAAACCGGGCGCGAAGAAAACACGCCAGAGCAGCAAGAAAAAAGGCGCAGTCACTAAACAGCAGAGGGAGTCGAAGGACAATGTCTCAACCAGTCCGAACGAGCCTGAAAAAGCGTCTGAGTCGGTGGACGATGAGAAGCAACCGGAACCACCTCTCGGAGGAATCGATGGCTGGTAGTGAGCCGACGCTCACCTTTCGTGAGTCAGACCACACCTATTGGGTTGGCGATCCTGATGAGGGGACGCGCCTCTTTTCAGCCACACAAATCGGAGCAGAGGCGGGGTTAGTAGACACCCGCTTCTTCTCCCCGGCGGCTGCGGAGCGAGGCACGTTCATTCATTCGGCGACGGAGTATCTGGATCGTGAGGACGTTGAGCTTCAAGAAGATGATCTGGATGAGGCGATTGTGCCGTATATCGTGGCGTATAAGAAGTTTACGGCGGAGTGTCATCCTCAGTGGGAGGGCATTGAAGAGCAGATGTGTGACCCTCAACTGGGGATTGCCGGCACGATCGACCGGTGGGGGTATATGAACCCGACAGGCAAGAAGAAAATTCGCGTGGTCTTGGATATTAAAAGCGGGGCGTCTGCGCCCTACCATGCCGTGCAACTGGCCTGTTATCAGCATTTGGTTACCAGGAAGTTATTACGGATGGGGAACGCGCATCAGCACAACAGTAGTAAGCCTCTTGTGGAGCGGTACTGTTTGTATATTACGAAGCGTGGCACCTACAAGTTAACGAAGTTTTCGGACGTGCAGGACATCGCCGTCTTCATGGCGGCGAGAACACTCGTGATGTGGAAGAACGAACACAAGTTGATCGGAAAGACTAGCTAAGGAGGGCGATGTGTCGAGAGAACAGGAAACAAAACTTGGTGGATGCTGGAAAAAGCAGTCTCGTGATGGCTCGAAGGAGTTTTACAAGGGGAAGATTGAGATTAGCACCCTGAAAGAAGCTGTCAAGAAAGCGGGACTGAAAGATGGTGATAAAATGGATATCACGCTCTGGGTGAACAAGGAGAAGTTCAGTGAGAATTCTCCGGACCTGAACATGGTGGCGGGGCCACCGTATGAAGCCCCTGCACGGCAGGAACCCCCAGACGACGACGTGCCATTTTAGTTCCCCACATGCGCTCCCACCTTCCCCTTTCAGGAAGTTAGCGCATGCCCTTACCCCGTGTTAGTCCGTGCGGGTGGGGAAATAACGGACTACCATTTAATGCTCTGGAAAGGAGACTGAGATGGCGCGTGGTCGCATGGTGTCGAAGACACTAGGTAGTAGTCGTCGGTTCAAACAATTAGAAACATCAAAGCATGGTCTCAGCGAGTTTGCACAAGTTCTCTTTGTGCTTATCTTGAGTCATGCTGATGACTTCGGTCGGCAGGATGGAGATGCGTTCACGATCAAGCATCGCGTCTTTCCTGTAAGCGATCGGTCAGAAAAAGATTTCGCAAAAGCACTCAAACTTCTCCATGACGTGGGATTGATTGCGTGGTATCAAATCGAGGGAAAGCACATCATTGAGGTCGCCAATTTCAGCGACCACCAGGTTGGTCTGCACAAACGGACAGCAAGCAAGTTCCCCGATCCTCCCACACGACGGACGCGGCGCGAGCCCAGAGCCGTCACAACATCTGTCGCACCGAAGGAAGATGTCGTTGAGGGACGTGCGCGTGAGATGATGCAGTTTTACATTGAGGAATACTCCAAGATACGCAAGCAACCCTATTTACAGCATCGTTTACAGGCAGAAAAAGACCTTGGTGAAGCCAAGATTCTCTGTATGGCGTACAACGACGATGATCTGAAGCGCATGATTACGCAGTTCCTTGGGATCAGCGATAACCATCCAAGCCTGAAGGGATTGGTGAGTGGGAAGCAACGGACGCTTCCGATGTTCAGTCTGGTGGCGGGTTCGATTGCTACGCAACTAGACATCCAAGGGGTTGTCGCATGACCACAGACACCCCCCATGACCTTGATGCTGAGCGCGCCGTGCTCGGTGGCGTTATGGTCAGGCCAGAGTCGTTGATTGAACTCGCCCCTGTGCTGGAACCAGATGATTTCTTCCGTGATGTGCATCGCACGGTGTATCAGGAAATGCTGGGGCTCACAGAGCGTCGAGTCACGATTGATTTGATTACGTTAAAAGATGCCCTTGAACACGCCAACCAACTGGAGTCGGTAAACCTTGCGTATCTCTCCTCGCTGACGGATGGGGTGCCACGTTCGATGAATATCATGGCGTATGCCAAGGTCGTCAGTGACCACGCTGACCGCCGTCGCTTGATGACTGTCTGTCGTCAGGCTCTCGCTGATATCCCCGCCAGTGTGACACCCGAAGACGTGGCGACCACGGTGGTGGATGAGGTGCGCCGTGCGGTGCATGTGCGCGGTGAGGCCGGCGAGTCGCTGGGGTCAATTTTAACAACGGTCATGGAGAGTCTGAACCATGAACCGCAGTGTGTGCCGACCGGCATTAAAGCCCTTGATGATCTGGGGTGCGGGTTTCGGCCCGGAGAACTAACCCTCCTGGCTGGGCGTCCCAGTCATGGCAAGACGGCGCTTGCGTTACATATGGCCCGTGCGGTCGCGAAGACGGATCCTGTTTATATCGCGAGTTTGGAGATGACCAAGGATGCCTTGGCACTTCGATGGCTGGCCTCTGATGCCTCCGTCTCGTTTGGAGCGTTGCGTCAGAATGTATTGACCCCGACCGATTACACCAAGATCGCAGAGTCGATTTCTGCCCTGAGTCGCCTCCCGATTACGGTGGATGACCATGGTTTGATTGGCCTGAGTGATTTGCGCCGCGCTATGGTCGGCGGTCGGGGTCTCCTGATTGTGGATTACGTGGGGTTAGTGCAACCCCCTCGTGGCACGTTGTCCGATAACCGTGTGCAACAGCTTGGAGCGGTCTCGCGTGGCCTGAAAGCGATTGCTCACGACCTCAAGGTCAGTGTCTTGGCGTTGAGTCAATTGAACCGTCAGGTCGAGCATCGCGGCGGTGATGCGATGAACGCCGACCTGCGAGACTCTGGGGAGTTAGAGCAGGACGCTGACCAAATCTTTTTAATTTCTCGCCCACATCTCTTTAACGAGTCAGAACCCGTAGACCGGTGCGTGGTGAAGGTCAGCAAGCATCGTAACGGGGAGTTAGGTCGCGCCGAACTGGTCTTTGATGGCTCAACGCAGCGGTTTCGACCGCGACAGGCGGGTGATGCCCCACTGGTGGAGGCGTCGAGTGATGACCAGAAAATGAAATCGTGGGGAAATAATTCATGGTAGGAGGAAACGATGAAGCCTGATTATGGGTGGTTTATACAGAACTGGAGAGACTCCGCGCATGTGCAATTGCTGGGGTCTCAGGAGTTAGCGGAGTTTGTGGGGCAGGTCACGCGGAAGGCGGCAGAAGTCGGTCGCGATGACCATGACACGTTAATTGGGCATTGCCTCTATCGGGCGCTCTATGAGCAGGACCAATGGGGTTCCATGGGGGCCATCATTAATGACATTTCTGACCCGTCGCTGGTCTGGACGCAGACGGTTGGTCCGATCCGCACGGCGAGTCGCTGTCTCCGTGATGACAACAGCCCCTTCTTGGGTCTGGGCATCTCAGGGTTCTGGTTGCTCGGGAAGGTGCTGGATGGGGTCTTAACGCGGGATATTGAGTCTGGTGACCGAGCGGCGCATGGGCTCTTGGCGTTCGCGCAGCAGTCCGGAGCGTCGTATATCCGCTGGTTTGGATCGCATGATTGGGCTGGCGGAGTGGATACGCGAGAGCGATTAAACGAGGACTACTGGAAGGCGGCGGAAGACACCATTCTCATTTTGCATGAGCATGGTCTTCTGAGCGCCATTACCCTCGCCACGCGTCGAAAGTTACTGGTGAACCCCGGATTCGAAGACGCAATAGAGTACGTCGAGCGGTGGGCGAAAATCATTGCGAAGCATCCAGACAAAGTCTGTCTGGTGGAGATAGCGAATGAGGGAGAACATCCCGACAACGGATGGGATTCAGAGGAACTGCGAGAACTCCTCTTGGTATTCCAACACGCGATCGGTTCATCGTCTCCGACGCCAGTGGCCGTGACTGCCCCGCTCGGAGAAACATGGCAGGACCAGGAACCTGCGCTGATGCACCTGTATTCTGGCGCGAATGCGACGGCTGGCACGATTCACTTTCCGCGCAAAGAAACGGCCTCTGAAGGCCCGTGGCGGTGGGTGCGTCAACCGTACCATGTTCACACGGGGGTGGCGGGGGTGCCTGAGATGCTGGTGGATAACGAACATCAGAAGTGGCGTTCAAGTCACGGGGGGCAGATCGTGGAGGTTGCTGCTGCTGCGCCGATTGTGGCGTGGGTCTGTGGATGTGCGATGTCCTGTCACCATGACCAAGAGGGCGTATTTCCTGACCCTGATGGGTGGTCTGGGCCAGAGTATGATGCGTTACGGCATGTGTTCAAGACCGTCGTTCCACAACTGCCGGTGGATTTACCGAACTGGCATACGGTGCGAGCCGGTCGCACGGGGCATCCGTTCCCGATGGTGGAGGCGTATCACTGGACGTTCAGTGGGCATCCTGATGGCGTGTCACGCGCCTATGCAGCCACGCGTCATCACCAATACGTGATGGTGCTCACGGGGATTCGTGGGGAATGTCCCCTTGAAGATGTGCAAGCGGTGCCATATCGGGTCGTGAGTCTCTTGACGGGGAACACGGTGTATCACGGCCATGGTCCGTATACCTGCCGGCAGGAACTTGGTCGAGCCCAGGTCGTGATTAGTGACTGAGAAAGATATATTGCCCACGGGTGTTGCTTGTCACCCGCTTTCCGCCGTGTTGAACCGTGCGGTGGGCGACAACGGTTCATTTCTTGCGTCTGATGATTGCGCGTGTCAGGCGTGTCGGGAGTCAGCGCGTATTTTGGGGTTACCTGATGTTGATTCGTCTCTTCCAGTTAGACGGAAAACTTCCTAATCTCGCGTTGATGCGGATTGCCGCGCACCACAGAGCACAGGGCGATGATGTTGAGCTTCGTCGTGCTGGGAATCTCACTGCGATACAACCGCATCTTGATGATCGTCCCGCTGATCGGATCTACGCCTCAACAATTTTTACGCATACACGCCCTGTCGCTGACGCCTTCCAGACTGTCTATCCAGATGCCGTGATTGGAGGCACAGGATGGGATGGCATGTCCACGCTGGATGATGCCGGCATCCCTTCGATAGGGCCACTGGATTACACCGACTATCCTCGATGGACATCATCCATTGGATTTACGCAACGAGGATGTCGCTTGAAGTGTTCGTTTTGTGTCGTGCCAGCGAAAGAAGGAGCCGTCCGTGAGGTCAACCGGATCGCTGACATTTGGCGCGGTGATCCATGGCCGAGACACATTCTCCTGTTGGACAATGATTTCTTTGGACAGGATGGATGGGAGGCTCGCATTCACGAGCTTCAGGAGGGGCAGTTCAAAGTGTCGTTTAATCAGGGCATTAATGCCCGGATGCTTACTGATGAGACAGCGGCGGCGATTGCGTCTGTGGATTATCGGGATGATGGCATGAAATACAAACAGATTTATACCGCATGGGACAATCGGAAGGACGAAGACCGCTTGTTTCGTGGACTTGACGCGTTAGTGCGTCATGGAGTGAAACCGAAACATGTGATGGTGTATATGTTGTGCGGATACTGGCCTGACGAAACCCACGATGACCGCGAGTATCGTCGGAAAACACTTCGTGCGTTTGGGGCGATGCCCTACCCGATGCCGTATGTTCGAACGAAAGAACTTGTCGGATTTCAGCGATGGGTACTTGGGCATTATGACCAATACTTCCCATGGGAGGAGTGGAAAGCGGCGAAGTATGAACCCAGGAATCTACGACAGCATGTCAATCAACGAACCTTTGCATACAAGGAGAACCTATGAGTTTTACCTTTGACCCGACCAAGGCGTTTGGGGATCCGGATCCCCCGGATATCCCAGAGGATACCAGTGTGCTTCGAGACAAAGTGGCCCGTTTCTTTCGCGACCACCCGGACTGCTGGATTGATGCCTCGCGTCTTCTACAGCTTGGGGGGATGTATGGATGGCGTTCTCGCGTTTCCGAATGTCGCACACAATTGGGGATGAAGATCGAGAATCGGCAACGTCGAGAGAAACGACGCACCATTTCCGAGTATTGTTTTAGGCCAGCGGAACGCTTATTTCTTTTAACATCAGAAGATGCGACAGGCAGCGAAGGTTGATCGGAATCAAACGGAGATCATTCAGGCACTCAGGAAAGCTGGGAAGGGGCAGTTGACCGTCTATTCCCTGGCCGGGATGGGCAACGGAATTCCAGATTTAATTTGCGGCGTGAATGGAAAAACGTATTTGGTGGAAGTGAAAGATGGTTCGAAGTCCAGTTCCGCCCAGAAACTCACGCCGATGCAGGAACAGTTTTGTGCGACATGGACGGGGCGTCCGGTAATGATTCTCCGTGACACGGACACGGCTCACGCATGGGCCGTGGCGTTAACCCAAGGAAAGGATACGGATGAGTAAACAGACACGGTTCTATCAATTGATTTGTGAGGGTAGGTGTAATGAGGCGTCTCTTCGCCAGCAATACAAAGCGGCGATGTTGGTGTCGGCACACGCGAAGATGCAGTTTGGGGGATCGCAACCCTGTGCCACGTCGGAGTTAAAGGAGGTCGTGCGTCGGTTGCGCTATACCCCTCACGTTATGAGCCATCAGGATGTGGCGACCTGCACACAGTGCAGTACCTCGAGGACGTATGGCAATACAGCGACACACTTCTGGGGACGGAATACCCGCGAACAAAGGACTCAGCATGATCGTCATTGATCTATGTAAGACCGAAGCGTATCGCCAGTTGTTACGGCAACCAGACGATGGGTTTAATCACCGTCGCACCCACACCGTGACGCAACCCGGAGATCCCGATCGCACGGTGTCGTTGAAGAAAGTGAAAGACCGGTTTATCAGTCAACTGATGCACCGCCAACTCGCGATTCACGGAGATTTGTAATGCCCTTTGAAAAAACCGGACGGAACACGAACAAGAGCCCCAGTGGGCGTACCTTTACCGATAAACAGGTGAAGCTCTACTACGCCACGGATGGGTTCACGAAGAAGACGAGGAAGAAGGCCACGAAGAAGACGAGGAAGAGACGAGCGTGAGTCCGAGTCCTGTCTTCACTGGACGCGTGTCGGCTGATGGCACCCTCCAGTTGCGTTCGCCCACCAAATACAAGCGGCACCTCCGGGGACTGGCCGGCAAGGACGTGGTGCTCGTGGTCCGTGAACCCCATGAACTTCGGAGTGGATCGCAAAACAACTACTACCACGGGGTCGTGGTGGCCCTGTTGGCTGAGGAGTGGGGGTGTACCCCCGCCTCAGTCCATCAGGACTTGAAGCGGGAGTTTGGGGTGCGTTCGACGGCGACGCTCGAGGCTAATCAGTTCGAAGCCTACCTTGCGAAAATTCGAGCATGGGCGTTGACGGAGTTTGGGGTTCAGATTCCAGAGCCAAACGAGGTGATGCCGTCGTCGTGACCTCCCATTTGCGTTTATCGCACAAGGGATGACGATCTGCTCGTGGTCGAGATGGGACGCTCCAGCTTTGGCCTTTTACCTCATGCACGACGCGCCATCCCGCCGCCTCCAAGGTGGTGCCGGGTTCACTGGTGAGCGTGAAGGTGATTAACCGGTGATAGCCCATCGCCTTCGTGGCTCTCCAAGCCGCCCCATACAGTTTCGACGCTGCGTTTTTCGTCCCGTTTGTGCAACACCGCGTCACTTCTAAGGTGAGTCCATCGTCTGAACGACGCGCTACGGGACGCCCCACCATAATCACCCCGACGATGCGGGTACCATCATTGACCGCGATGCCCCACTTCCACCCTTGCGGAGGTTGGTGGTGGCGGTGGTGTTGCCGCACGAACTGGCACGCTTCAGGATAGGTGATCGGTTGCAGGGTCAGTCGCATGACTAAGTCCAACAATACCCTTCGTCACAGGAGTCCGTATCAGGAGCATCGAGTCCGGGTAAGTCAGGTTGCCGTTCTTGGATCACGTCCTCAAGCGGTTTCCCAAACCGCGTTAAAAAGACTTCGTCGCGCTTCAGCAAGCGCCGGCGCGCATTCAGCGTATTCTCAAGTTCCACGCTTTTCTGGAATAACTCAGGCTCGTCCCGACGCATCTTTTCCCACATCACTGGGCGGTGGAAGGGACAGAAAAAGCAACTCGACTTAGGCGGGACAGGAAGTCCTGCCTCCGCGATGATGTTTTTACAGTCCTGCCGGTTGAGTCTGAGGTCAAGAAGGGGATACTCAGGCACTTCGTAGTCATTGGGATGGCGGTTGCTCGCTCGATGCGCTTCATCCGTGCTAAAACCGATGCACACCTTCGCTGGATCAGTTTTGTTCGCGCCGTGTTGTTTCAACCACTTGGCAATCACCTTGATCTTGAAGTCCACGGTGCAACTGCGTGTCCCAGGAGCGCCCGTGTCCGACATCCGCACAGGGATCGGGAGCGACCGAGAGTTTGGTTTCATCAGACGTTGCCAGAGCGTTTCCGTTTCCCCTGTCCGTTTGATCCGATGAAGCTCATGGACCGCTAATCCCCGTTCTGCGGCCCACGGCTGCATGACCTCTCGGACATAACTAATACTTGCGGGGTGCTCGGAGTCATCGCCGACATTCGAAAAGAGCGCGGCATCAATCTGGCCGATCTTTCCTTGGATGGCTAAGACACACAACGCGGTGGATTGCACTCCTCCGCCATAGGAAATGATTCTCATGCGTTATCCGTTTCTTCGGGAGGCTCGGGTTCTATCCCCATCCGATATTGACTCACGATGGCCGTGAGGAGTCCAGAAAAAAAGGCGAGTCCCACAGACCACTCAGGGAACACGCCCATAAAATACACCGACAGGCCGGCGCAGCCGACCGCACTCATATTACCCATCAGTTGAATAATCATTCACGCTCCTTACTGCACTAAACCGTCACAAATGTATTCATTTAGTGTTACTGCACTAAACCGTCACGAATGTATTCGTTTAGTGCAGTCATGGTGAGGGGATGCCACTCATCCCCAATGAATTCGGGGGGCTCGCTGGTCAGATCCACCGGGCGAATGAGATCGCGGAGGTCTGCCCACGCATACCGATACTGGTACCCCGGTTTTTGTTGGGGGAGCGTCCCGTCTCCCACACGCGTCCGACGCACCACAATCGCATTCTGCTCATCGATCGCATACGCCTGTTCAGGCACCTGCCAAGGGCATGGCACCGTGAACGTCAGTCCAGCCATTAGTGAACCGTTTCCCCCTTCTTGGGGAGTTCTTCAAACAGCGTCGTTGAAGTCACCGACATCTTGCCCTTTTTCAAATGGTCGAGACGTTCTTCAATGCATTCATACAGGCCGGCACGTCGGTCCTTCGGGGTGCGCGTAATCGCCATGAGATACGCCATCGCCAAGGCCAGGGTCGCTAACCCTAATTGCGGATCCCCATCAAATCGCGCCTTCAAATCCTCAAGCTGGGAATCTGCCCCCGCCGCCACCTCCTGCCACAGGTCATCATTCTCCAAGACACCCGACGCTGGATCGCGCCGAACCTTTCGTCGTTTACTTGATGACATAACCGATGTCCTCTCCGTTAATTGATGGCCCGATGATCGTGGTCACCGACTTCACGGCTGGGCGCATCTGTTGTCCCAGCGCATGGAGTGGCACGAGCCCCAAGTCTTCACGCGTCTCCGCGTCCTGCACAAAGCAATATGACATAGACGCATCAGGAACCATAGAGGGACGCACAATGATGACCTCTTGTCCGTCCTTCGGAAGGGGGGCGACCACTCGATGCCGCCATGGCACTTCGCAGTAGCGATAGATTGAACCTGGAATCACGTTTGACGGTGCCATTACTCCTCTCCTTCCTGCAACGCAGAGAGGTGGCTCCAGCCCAATATCTCCCCCACCGTGCGCCCCTCAGACTCACGAATGGTCTTCGCGACCTCGTCAGACCACCGAGACAGTCTGTTGCACATCTCGTCATGGGTGCTCGCATCCAACGCCTCATGGAGTTGCAAGTAGACCTCCACCGCATTGATCTGTGTCACACACACCGTATCCGGATTCATCTTTGCCATTATTTCAATCCCCCCCCAATATCCGATAGGACTCGTCTCACAATGTCAGCCTTCGTTGGTCCGGTGTAATACCCCTCATCCCACGTCACTTCGAATCGTTGCGGTTTATTCGCAAACACAAAATACCCGCCATCTGGGTGGCGCTTGAAGTCGGGTGCGATGCGCGTGATGGTGCTCGTAATTCGCTGCCTCAGACTCTTCATTACCTCGTTCTCCTTTCCAGAGATTAACGTATATGCACTATAGCATAGTGCGGGGAGTGAAGCAATTCAGATAGACTACTTCTATGAGCGAGACACTGACCCCCAAACAAGAACGTTTCTGCCGTGAATACGTGGTCGATTTGCATATCGGGAACGCAGCCCTTCGAGCAGGGTATAGCCCCAAAAATGCCGCGCAACAGGGTTCGCGCTTGTTAAAAAAACCCCCAGCGGCAGCCCTGGTGGCCCGGTTGCACCGAGAAAAGATGGACCGGTTTAACGTCCGATCGGAGAATGTCTTGGCCGAACTGGCCCAGATCGCATTTAGTGACGTGCGTAAACTATTGGACGATGACGGGAACCTCCTCCCGATGAGTCGGCTGAGTGACGAAGCGGCTGCGAGTATTGCTAGTTTCGAAGTCGGGACCAACGCTGATGGCTCGACGCGTGTCTCTCGGATCAAGACATGGAATAAGAACCAAGCTCTCGAGCAGTTGTGCCGGCACCTAGGATTGCTCCGTCCGGAGCAACATGAACACATGCATATGGTGGCCCATTTCAGTGAAGATCAGCTTGCCGCTATGAGCGACGTACAGCTACGTAGAATAGAGGAGGCATACCAGACCCTTAGCGAGGTCTCGAAAGAGCTACAGGGGGGCGCTGAGAGCCTTACAGGGCATATTGTGCCAGAGGGCAAGCGTCTTAATTCTCCGACGTAATCCTCAGACGTTATTCTCCGACGTAATTCTCCGACGTAATTCTCCGACGAATATCCCTCGAGCAACCGCCGGGATCGATTAATCCTTTCGTTCGTTCTTTCCCTTCAGTTCCCTTCAGTTCCCTTTAGTTGGGATGGAATTTCCCGGAATTTCCGGGAATTTCCCGGAAGATGGAATTTCCCGGAATTTCCCGGAATTTCCCGGAAGACTTGACACAGTATCGTGATTACTCTATACTGGGTAGTGAAAGGGGAGCCCATGATTATCTATGAGGGACGTTCGAAGTTTCGCGGGATGGTCGGAGATATTCAAGCCATTCTGACCGGGTATAAACCAGATAACGCTAGCCGTAATTCGAAGACTGGCCCGGTGTGTCAGTTACATATCTTAGTGAAGGATGAAAATCCGAAAGCGGCCCAGCTTAGCGGATCCGATCAGTTGGTATGTGGGACGTGTGAATTGAGACCGGGCGACCGTGTCGAGAAGAAGAAAAAAGGCGTGTGCTACGTCCGGACGCGTGGCGAGATCGCGACATGGAAAGCCCACGCCAATAACCCCGAACGCGGCGACGCGGTTTCGATCCTGAGTCGGATCGGGCTGAGGCTCGGCGCGTATGGGGATCC